AACACCACCGTAGTCTATCGTGAGGCCACCAAGCGGAAGTGGAAGTGCGCCAAGGGGTCGGGCTCCGAAGACTTCGCCGTCACAGATCGCACGGGAAAGACCATCCGCCGTTTCTATTCCGATAAGCAGCGCATCATGGTGCCCGGCCTTCCCGAGCGGGCCGAACTCATCAACTGGTCTAACTTGGCCGGCAAAGACCTGCTCCACGGCCTCCGTTCCCGCAAGGTTTTCACCTTCCCACGAGACGCCACCGCCGATTATGTAGACCAATTAAACGCCGAAGTCCGCATTAAGGACAAACGGACGGGCAAGCCCCAATGGATTTTACCTGCTGGCAAGGTAGACAATCACGCCCTGGACTGCGAACTGCTGGCCCTACTGGCCGCCGTGCGCTGGGGCATCGTTGGAAAAGAAGCCTCTGAGACAGACTTGCCTTCCGAATAAGGATGCCCACGATAGCAAATACGGAGGCAGGTCGGGAATATGCAATCGTGGTGCAATACGGGCATGGGACTCCCGGCCTGCCTCTCCCCTAATTGCCAGAGCGAGCAATAACAAATGGCATCCGGCATCTTCATTGGGCTCACCGAGGAACAACTTCTGGCTATCCGCGACAAGGCCGTCGCCATGATTACGGAAGGTAAGACGCTTATGTCCTACTCTGACTCCGGCTCGAGCTCGAGCAAGGCCTTCGCCCTTCCCCCGCGTGAGATGTTGACCGAGAGCCTCTTTGCCCTGAGCAGCCTCGATCCGCTGACCTATGGACGCAGGCCTCCAATCGTTTCGACGAATTGGAATAACCGCATCGACTTCTAAGCCATGCCCAAACCAGCCCCCCGCAAGAAAGTGACCGTGCCCAAGCGCACTGTTGCCAAGAAAGAACCGAATCTGGCCCCGCAGGCCTCGTTCCAGGGCTGGCAGTCCACGGGCATCACTCGCCTCCGCCGTTCACTCTACGGCTCAGCCCCGCAAGACCTCCGCCGTGATATGTCGGCCTATGACCGTCTTTCGATGGTCAAAAAGTGTCGCTGGGCGGAGCGGAACAGCGGACTATTCAAGCAGATTCTCGGCGATGTCGTGCTCTACACTGTGGGTGACGGCATCAAGCCCCAGTCGCACGCTGATGACCCGGAGAAGGCGAAGATGTATGAGGAATACTTCCTCGAAAAAGCCAAGCGGGTAGACATCACGAACCGTTTCTCCTTCTGGCAGGCCCAGGCTATTATGGTCCGTGCTATGATCCGTGATGGTGATGCCTTTATCGCCAAGGTTCGTAACGCGTCGGGTGACGCCAAGTTGCAACTGATGGAAGCCCACCGCGTCGGTAATCCCATCCAGGGCGAAGTGCCTCCCGTGGGTATGCACGACGGCGTTCAGTTCGGTCCCTTCGGTGAACTGATTTCGTTCAATGTCTACAAGTCTGACGGCACGGACCGCTCTATTCTCGCTCAATCGATGATGCACATCGTGGACCACGAATACGCTTCCGGCGCTCGTGGCGTTCCCCTGCTTCAGCACTCCGTGAACTCCATCCAAGACGAGATGGAAATCCTCGAGCTCGAAAAACTCGCCGTTAAGGATAACGCCGACGTCACTCGCGTCATTAAAAAGACCGGCGGATATGTCGACGGAGACCTCGCAGCTGAATTCGGTGCAGGCCTTGCGTCTAACTATGAAAACATCCACGCCCGCATGGGTGGTAAACTTTTAGCCCTTGAACCAGGAGAAGACTTCCAATCCTTCTCATCCAACCGTCCGTCACCTGCGTTCAACGGCTTCATTTCAGCCCTGCGCCGTGAAATCGCTGCGGGTGTCCTTCCCTTCGAGTTCGTCGATGATGCGTCCAAGATTGGTGGGGCCACCGTCCGACTCATCACGGCCAAGGCTTCACGCGTCTTTGGCAAGTATCAGACCATCGTCATTGAGCAGATGTGCGTCCCGACTTGGGGCTACATCATCGGACAGGCTATCGCTGACGGCGAACTTCCCGACGATCCTAACTGGGCCCGCACTTCATGGACCACGCCTAAGAGCGTGACCGTGGACGCTGGCCGTGACGCGGCTAATGACCGGGCTGACGTAGAGCTCGGCCTCCTATCCATGTCCGAACTTTACGCTCAGCGTGGTCTCGATTTCCGACAGGAGATGGAGAAGCGGGCCAACGATATGGCTTACATCACCAAACTTGCCCAACAGCACGGCCTGCCCTTCGAGCTGCTCTACAAACCGCAGAATGTCCAACCCGGCACAGTGGACACGCTGGCCCAGAACCCTGTCGAGACGGCTCAACCCCCTTCCAACGAATAATCATGCGCTTCCTATCCAATGGCCTATCTGGCCGCGAGCCTTTGCTCATCGACCCGTCCAAGGCGAAGGCCCACGCGGACCTCTCCGAGAAGTTCGGCTTCACGGATATGCTCACGCAGTTATTCGGACAGGCCCCTACGGCCTATGTAACCGAAGACGGCACAGGCGTCGTCCCGATTGTCGGCGTGATTGGCAAGGGCCTCACCCCGATGGAAAAGATGATGGGTGCGGTCGACCTTAACGACATCACGATGGCTTTGGATGGCATGAAAGCCGATCCCTCCGTCAAACGCATCGCCCTGCAAATCTCCTCCCCTGGCGGCACGGTCACGGGTGTCGAAGAAGCCGCCAACCTCATCCGCAACATCGGTAAGCCCACGATGGCTTACACTGATAGCGAGATGGCCTCGGCCGCCTATTGGCTCGGCTCAGCTGCGGACCGCGTGGTGGCCAGCCCTTCGTCCACCGTCGGCTCTGTCGGGGTCTACATGAACCTCGTCGATATGTCTAAGGCCTACGACATGGCCGGCGCCAAGAGCGTGCTTATCAAGTCCGGCATCTACAAGGGTGCTGGCGTCGAAGGCACGACCATGACGCAGGAACAGATGGCGAACCTCCAGAGCGGGGTCGATGCGATTCACGCCGACTTCAAGTCCGCTGTGAACATGAAGCGCACGATGGTCCAAGCCAACGCCATGGAAGGTCAGACCTTCTCGGGCAAGCAGGCCGCACAGAACGGCATGGTCACAGGCCTCGCAGATAACTTCAACCAGGCTGTGCAGACCTTCAATCCGGGCGGTGCGTTCAACCCTAACCAGAACACCATGATGAAATCTAAGGGTAGCAAAGCCCTCTCTGGCATCAAGGCGGACGGCGACGGTGGCTCTGTGAGCGACGAGCAGTATCCCCTGCTGACCCCTCGCCAGCGTGCCATGGCGGACGAACTTTGCGAAATAGAAGACACCTTCGGCCAGTTCGACCAGACCAGCGGACCCGACGGTGCCCATTACGCGGCCCCTTCTCCTTTCGCCGATAAGGGCCTGATGTGCCAAAACTGCATTTTCTACCAAGGCGGACGGGTCTGCGAACTCGTCAAGGGTGATATCGACCCCAACGGCGTCTGCAAACTTTGGATTATTCCGGGTAGTCTCGTGAAGGAATAGTTGCCTGCCTCTGCAAAACCAAATGACCATCGAAGAACAACTGAAGTCTTCCATCGAAGTCGTCGCTGGCCTCACTGGCGAGCGTGACGATCTCCGTGCGACCATCGAAAAGTTGACCGTCGGCACCGCCAGCGAACTCGAAGCCGTGAAGGCCGATGTGGTCGCCAAGGATGTTAAGATTTCTGAACTTACCATCGCCCTCGATGGCATCAGCGCTGAACTCGCCGCTTTCAAGGCCAAGGCCTCTGATCTCGAGCAGTCGCAGGTCAGTGCCTCCAAGCAGGCCGCCGTCATTGCTTCCAGTGTCGGCATCACCCCGACCTCCCTCCCGATGGAAGGCGAAGCCAGCAAGGAAGCCGTCAATCATCTCGCCGTTTTCCTCTCCATGCCTCTCGGCAAGGACCGCTCTGATTACTTCAACGCCCACAAGGCGACGATCATCAAGGCCGCTATCTAATTTCTCTCACCTCCTAATCTCCTAATATAATACCATGGCAAACTCCATTGTTGCAGCTCCGGCCGTTCTGGCTGAAAGCGTTATCCAGGCCATCCGTGGCCGTCTCCCCGCCTTGTCGGGCTTCTCGAGCGTGTTCAACGCCCTCGAAGGTCAGGCTGGCAAAGCCGTTCAAGTTCCTCTCGTCGGCGCCGGCGTCGCTTCCCAGTTCTCGACTGGTGGCTACCTCACTGGCGATGACGCTACCCTCACCGCCGCGACTGTCACGCTGAAGCACTTCAAGTATTCGGCACGTTTCAGCCCTCTGGACGTAAAGTCCTACGGCGCTCAGTACCTCGTCAACGCGTTTTCTCCTACGGCCGCGGTCGCGATCGCTGAAGCCTGTCTCGGTGAAGTCGGCGCGCTCTTACTCGCCGCTAACTACTCCACCTCCGCTACTCCTGGTGCGAACCTTTCCTACGCTGAACTCGTGGGCGTCAAAGGTCAGCTCGACAGCGCTAAGGCTGGCGACCCCCGCTCCTTCGTGCTGGGTGCTGGCTACGCTAACGACCTTCTGACCGACTCCTCCATCATCGGTGTTCGCGGCCTCGAAGCCCCGGTCATCGCTACTGGTAAGATTGGTCAGCTCGTCGGTGCGAACGTCTACCAGTGGACCTCTATCCCTGGTAACAGCGAAAACCTCGTCGGCTTCGCCGCGGGTGCTGACGCTATCGCCGTGGCTTCGGGTCTGCCTTACAGCGAAATCCCTGGCTTCGATATGGCCGTCGCTACCGACGACCAGAGCGGCCTCTCCATCCAGATCCTTATGGGTCAGGAGCAGAGCGGCTACTACAACGTCACCGCCACGCTGCTCTTCGGAGCTGCTGTCGGTCGCGCTACCAGCCTCGTCCGCCTGAAGTCTGCCTAATCGGCTGACTGACGGTTAAAACAAGGCCCCCAGAAATGGGGGTCTTTTTTTTGCCTAGGTCCGCAAGGGTATGAGTTTATACTCGGAGTTCCTGCAGGACGCTATGGATATGGTGGCAGACTTTGGCATCGCTGGTCAGACTTTTGACGCGAGCCTGTCCTTTTCGTGCTTACTCTCGGACCCAGTGATGAACCAGACCCTCGAAGCGGGGGGCTTTAACACCCAGACCCTACACACGGTGCGTCTGCCTGCTGTAACGGCCTCCTGGAGCCTCCCAGACGGGTCTATTGGGGCATCTGGCCCGACACTTACGGCTGGAGTCCCCATCGCCCTATTCGCCATTGGCAAGAAACTTACTGTCGGCGGGCGCCATTTGCGTATCTCGAGCCGGACCTATAAGCCTAATTCCGCTTGGATCACATTGACGGTCATTGAGGACTCTCAGTAGTCCGATGGCTTTACGCCAGGGCACAGCTGCGGAGTTCCAAGCCGCCCTTGAAAACTTTGCTGAAGAAGTGGGTTTATCAATGGAGTACGCGTCTCTTAGGGAGTCGGCTTTGATGTCTCGGGATAGCATTACCTTTACTCCTCCTTTCGAGGCCGGCGGTGGCGCTGGCGAAACAAAGCAAGCCGAACTTGTTGGCAAGCGAGCCATCTTCCGAGACGTTAATGCTATGTTCGTAGCTGAAAACGATAGGACTCGAGCTCCGGCCGCCGTCTTGCTTAATAAACTAGGTACTGCGGCAAAGATGAAAAATGCGTCTGCTTATACGCAAGCCAGAGAGCAAATTATAAAAGCAGGAATCACTTTCGACTCGGTCCTTACGAACAAGATTGTGCAAGACGGAGACCAGACTCGCTCGTTCAAAAAAGCCCAGAATTACTTTAACCAATTGGCGGTTAAATTAAACGATTACGACCGAGCAGTAGTCACTGACATCGCGGCTATCCACGACAAACTTAAGTTTAAAGGCCAAAAGAAAGGCCATCGATTAGGCGATCAGAAAGGCAAGTATATGGTACAGTCTAAAACTGAACTAGATAACTACATTAAACTGCGTCAGCAACAGGTAGGGAAACTTAAGGCCGCGTGGTGGAATTACATCGCAACGATGCCAAGACCTAAAAAGAAAGGCGTCGACCAGAACTTTGGTAAAAAAGGTGTGGCCGGCTACGTTAAGAAGTTCCCCGGCATTGTCCCTTATTTTAATATGGTTAAATCAGACAAAGGATTCGAATTAGAATTCGCCAATCCCATTGGTGATAACGATGATATCGCTACATTCTTTGGCGTTATGAATCTTGTATATGGCAACGCCCTTCAGCGTATTGAATTAGACTTAGAGCAACTGATGAACCGAGACGTCAATAACTTCTAGTTCCCCGCCCCTGCAACTTTATGACCACCGCCGTCAAAAGCATCCGCCACATCGTCGAGGCGAACCTCAAGACCTATCTGACGGCCCAAACCGAACTAGCTGGCGTGGCAATCTACACGGGAGATAGCGCCGACGATAATGTGCTTCCGAAGATTATCACGGTCTGCGACTCGGCCCGGGCCCCTGGAGACCTCCCCGAAGGCCTCGGCAATTACCTTTGTGGCGTCCGTCTGACTATCTTCTCTAACGCGGATGACACGACTTTGTCAGACCACCGCAGTCGGTGCGCCGTGATCGCAGGGATAATGCAGGACGTGGCATCGTTCCAGGCTGTCTTTACGGCCGAAGGTAACGCGAGTCTGTATGACGTTACTATCGGTTCGGAAGACGAAGGGGTAGACACCCGCAGCTGGGCCACGTCTTTCGGTTTCAATGTCCTTACTGTCATTAAGAACTAAGGTTGCCAGCCCCTGCAAAATCAAATGGCCGCTATTACCCAAGGAACCACCTGCCTCTATGGTATCGCTGGTACCGTCACGAACCTTTACGTCCAATCTTACAGCGTTTCGTCTGCCTTCAATGTGGCCGAAATGGTGATGGATGAAAACGGCATTACGAAGACCTGGCGCGGTGACGATCGTAAGAGCGAACTAAGCCTCGAAGGCGTTTGCAAGACCGGCACGGTTCCTGTGCTCGGCGCCAGCATCACTTTTGCGGTTCACGCTAACACGGCTTATGGTACGACTGGCTCGACCTCTTATGTCGGCTGGATTACCAAGATTGACGAAAAGGGTGGCAATAAGGAGTTCACGAAAGTCTCCATTACTGCTGAAGCCTACGAAGGCATCACTCCTGCCTAATTGACTTAATGCGGAACGGGGGGACACTACCCCCAGATGGACAGCCGCTTCGTCAATTCGTTCACGGTACCGACCCGGATTAAGTTTCTGGGTCGTTCCATTTACCCGTTTTGCCTAAAGCACCGACTAATGCTAATGGCCCTCGGGTCTCCGCTGGTCGAGGAAGGCAATCCCGTGACGCCTGTTGACCTGGTCATTGCGGCGCACGTTTGCTCGGACAGCCTTATCGGGGATTACGGCCTCCGCGATCGTATCTGGATAATCCGGCTAGGGCGGGACAAGGAACTTATGCTCAAGGCCGTTACGGTCTTCCGCGAGTATGTGGGTCTAGACGATTGGCCCAAGTTCTGGCCGAAGGAGACGGGGAGCAGTGGCAAGGCGTCTGACAGTGGTATCCCTTGGGTGTTAGGTGTGATTGCGGGGCTCATCCAGAACGGCATCGAGGAGGAACGGGCGTGGAATATGCCTGAGAGCCAAGCCATCTGGATGAACTCTGCTTTTTCGATGAACAAAGGGGCGGACATCTCGCTGATGACTACAGAAGAGGAAAAGTTTATGGATGACCTCCGGGAGAAGGATGCCGCCTCGGCAAAGGAAAGAGATACCAATGGCAACTAAAGAGATTCGCTATGCTATCAAAGGCACCTCCGACACTGAAAAGGTGACGAAGAAGGCCGCAGCTGATATGGGCGTAATGGACCAAGCGTTTACTAAGTTCACGTACAAGTTAAAGCACGTGGGCAATCAGATTGCTAAATCGCTTTTCCACGTCCTCGGACCTTTGGCTATTGCTCATACTGTCTTCGGGAAGATTGAGTCGGCTATCGAGGAGTATAAGCAGAAGATTAAAGAAGCAGTCGACGCTGGGTCTAAACTGACAAATCAAGCGCGTGACGCTGGCCTGAGTGTCGAGCAGTACCAGCGAGTCTCGGCGGCTACGGCTGATATGGGGTTGACGATGGATGACTATACCACGTCAAACAAGAACGCCAAGAAGGCCATTATCGAGGCCCGAGACTCAACGTCACATTACCACGAAGTGCTCAAGCGATTAGGTTTCTCAGCTGAAGACCTTATCCACGGCCGGATCACGGAGGCGCAAGTGCTGTCGGCCTTGTCTGACGCTATCAATACGACTACCGACGATACCAAACAATCTGCGATTGCGGTAGCGGCCTTTGGTGCGGAAGGGGAGAAGATGCTCAAGGTGCTCCGTGAATGGGTGGAACTTAATAAGAAGATTTCCGAGGCTAAGACCTTGACCAGCCCGTTTGCCAAGATTCTCCAAACCAAGGCCGAGAAAGAAGAGTTTGAAAAGAAAAAAGAGAATGTGGCGATTCAACGTCGTGAGGCTACTCTTGCTTATATTAATGGCGAAGCCGGCCCGGTTGACCCAAGCGTTAAGTCTGAGTTTGATAGGTTAAAATCTGAGCGTAGAAAAGCACTTGGCCCGCAAGGGGGACAGGTTTATATTTCACCATCAGAAATTGCTAGTGATCCAAAATTGCAAGCGTTGGTTGAATCTGTCGTTGGCGGCAAAATGGCTACCGAAGCAGATGCAAAGAAAGTAACTAGTGCCGGTGCCTCTGCGGCCGCCGCGGCCCTTCTCACGATGCCCGCCAAAGCGGAAGCAGTATCTAAGGCCGAAACCTTTAAGCACGACGCTGGCTTCTCTAACGTGATTGGCGTTGGCGCTAACCCTGTTACCGAGATGATGAACGCGCAGCTCGAAGAGCAACGGAAGCATACCCTCTTGCTCCAGGCTATCGCCGCCAAGGGCAAATCGGCCGACTTCAAAGACTTCACCAAAGACCAGCAAACTACTCCCGAGTTTCACGGAGATATGAGCGACTAACTTTATACGACTATGGCACGCCAAGACCAAGGAAACGCACTCACAGCCCCGTGGCTCCAGCCCGGATGGACTATCTCCACTGACGGCTTCGGTCTCTATACGGGCAAGTGCTCGTTTAAGATTAACCGCACTGAAGGCCTCGCCGCGATGAATGGATTTACCCGAGGATCGGCTCACCCAGTGGCCCCTTTCTCTGATTATATGGCCGTGCATAAGGGGGATATGTCTTCCGAGCATCTAGGGTACGTCACCTTGCACGCGGACTACGTGGGTATCAATAACGGTGAAGGCGTTGACCATACGAACTGCCAAGTCACGGAAGCAGACTCACTGACTTCTGAGAACATCGTAACGCACCCAAACTTTTTCACGACGATTGCCGGCCCTGTCTCTGGACTTGCTCAAAGCCCAATCGGTCCCTTCGTGAATGTCCTGGCTACGTCTGGTCAGGTCGTGCAGCTGGAGTCTTGTATCGGCCTTAACGGCGCTTGCTTTGAAACCGAGGAAGGCTCCCGCTTCATTGGCTTCGTAGATCCGGCCTATCCTAACTTCTATGGAAAGACGCAGTACCTTGCACCGACTACGGCCTTTTCTGGCATTATCTACGTATTGAAAGCAAGCTTCCGCATCGCGGCATTGAAAGCGGATATCGGTCACAGTTCTGGGACTAATGAGTTCGGTGGGACTGTTTTGCTTCCGAGTTACATTGGCACATCATTCACGACTAGTGGCGGCCTCAATCAATTGCTCCTTTCTTCGATTAACTTTGAGGACTACGGTAACGTCGTGAAATGCATTTACGAGATTAGGTACAACCGCGAAGGTTATCCAACCCAAGTCTATCCTACCTAACGATGAGCAAACTCGAGGCAGGGACGGGCTACGGCTTCTCGCGGACTAGCACGGGGACTAACATTGATGTATTCAAGGACTGGCAGGCGCATCTTCCCATTTACAATACGCCTTCGCATCCTTGGCTGGTAACAAATAATGGTCACTCGTCGGGAGACTATTACTGGAAGATGGTGCCCGGATTAGTTAACAACCTTTCCCCGCTGTGGTCAGGTGCGTCTGAGATAATGAGCGAATACCCTAACTATTCAAACATTTGGAGTTTTGACGCAACGACCCATTGCAGTTACATAGTCCTAAAAACGGGCTACGATTCGGCTAATAAGAAATACCCAGATGATAATAGGGCCCACGTCTCGGTACCCACTTATCCGGTCGTTGGCTCCTTATCGTATATGCCTACTACGGATGATACGACGGCTTACCTTGTCCTGGCTACGGCTTACCAAGACCCCACGACCAATGTCATCACTATCTGGCAAATGGTAAAGCAGAGCGTCTGGACGGACCGCATTAAGGTTAACACGCTCGACGCTAAGTATTACTACGCTGGTCTCTAATGCCTACTCCCCCGACATATACCGACGCGTTCCAGCGTATCGGTTCGGGTGACTTGTTAAGCACTTGGGGGCTTTTCCGTACGGCTGTTATCAGTGTCACGGGTGCCTATTACGACTCGACCGTTGACCCTTATGGTCCAGTGAACCCAGCGTTATACGTCACGTTCCCCTATCTTCATTCCGCGGAATATATCACCCCAGGAACTTACCCTTACGCGATGGGTAGCGTCGACGAGACTACTTTGTTCAAGTCATACCTCCCGAATACGGCGCAAGGCTCCATTGCCACGGGTACTTTCTACTCAAGCACCCTCCCGGCCTTTACGATCGCGGGGGCATACAACCCTGGCGTAGGGATTGACGAGGACCAGTGGAACGACGCCCTAGTGGGTGGAACGGTCGCAGGGATTGGCGGCCCGCTGGTAATGACGACCGACGCGATGTATCCGACTACGACCCTTGGGCAGAGCGCGGGCACGCTGACCACAATCACGTCAATCACCCCCCTTCCGTGAGCCAACTTGCCCCCTAGGGCATAGGTATGGCTACGACTGTGACACTTAAACGGGGCACGACCCTTGCGGGGACGGTTAATTACACCCCAGGAGCAGGCCCAGCAAACCTCCTCGGCACGACCGTTACCTCTGACGTTATCGACGTAGCCGGCACGACTTACCACCTAGCGGTGAATATGGCGGGTGATGGTTTATCCTTCACGTTAACCTACCCCTACTCCACGGCCGACTGGGCTACGGGTACTGGGCGCTGGGATATCAAGTTCAGCACGGGTGGCGTAATTTTCTATACTGAGACTATCCGCGTCCTCGTCATCGACGAAGTCACTCACTGATATGTCCTCAATCACTATCACGACCTCGTCCTTCGGGGCGATTAATTCGACCGTAACGGGGCAGGCTCCCGCGACGATCACTTTACAGATTGGGACGCCCGGTCCGCAGGGCCAACAAGGCACGCAGGGGATTCAAGGCCCGCAAGGCCCAGCAGGCCCAGCAGGAACGGGCGTCCCTAATGGCGGAAGCACGGGCACCGTCCTCAAGAAATTAAGCGGCGCCGATTACGACACGGGCTGGGCCAGCGACATTAGCGGCGTAGCCTGGGGAGCCATCACCGGCACGCTCTCGACGCAGACTGATTTACAGACCGCGCTGAACCTGAAGCTTGCCAGCTCGACGGCGGCCTCGACTTACTCCCCAATCGCAAGCCCGACCTTTACGGGCACCGTAACCGTTCCAACCCCGGCCACATCGTCAAATACGACTGTCGCGGCTTCGACCGCTTTCGTTAAGGCTCAAGCCTACGCCACTCTCGCGAGCCCGACCTT